AATTTTAAAAAAAATATTTTAAAATCTAAATTACCATTAAACTTTAGAATATCAGATAAAAAAAATCAAGCTTGGTATGGACACAATGTTACATATAATTATAAAGAGATAAAAGAAAAAAAATTATCTGTGCAAGAATTTATTAAAATATCAGGTAAAATTACTGAAGAAGATTTTGTAAAACATTATAATACTATGTTTTTAAGAGATTATACCGAATATTATTTAATGCAAATACGTATAGCGTCATTACCAGAAACTAATTTTACTTTTTTAGGTATTCTAAAATATATTTTTCAGTATCCATATTACTTTGTGGTTTACAAATTTAGAAATTATTTCACTAAAAAACTTACAGAATATATTAAAAATAATATAAAAGATTACGAGGATAAAATATGAAAATTGCAATAACAGGACACACGAAAGGAATAGGAAAGGCTTTTTCAAATATATTAAAAATTAGAGGTCACGAAATTATTGGAATTAGTAAAAGTGAAGGTAAGGATATAAACAATGTAATAGAAATATCTAATATTATTGAACCATGCGATATGTTTATTAATAATGCACATTCAAATTATGCACAAATAGATTTGTTTTATGAAGTGTGGAAAAAATGGAAAGGTTTAAAAAAATATATTTGGAACATAGGCAGTTATAATCCATTCAACTTAAATAATGAAAATAATGGAGATGATTTGGAATATATTATGCAAAAACAATTTTTAAATAAAATAACTAAAGTATTAAATTCAAAATCAGTGTGGCCTATGGTGACATTATTAAATCCTGGTCATACTTCAAATAAAAATCAAAACATAATTAAAAATATGGAAGAATATTATTCTTCTGAAGAATTAAAACCTTTATTGAATATAAAAATAAAAGATGAAAAATTTATGTATGGCCATACCCCTGAACAATGGGTCAAATGTATTATTGATGTGTTTGATAATAATAATAACGCACATATTTCTGAAATATCGTTATCTTATAATGATCCTATTAATAAAATAAAAATATGATAAAAAAAGAATGGAAAATTAGACAAGAATTATATCATAAAACAAATACAGAACATGATGATGACCTTAATAAACTTCATATTGAATATTCGAGTGATGTGGTGGAAACAGCTGTAAAATATTTTAATGATAAAGATTTGGGTTTCGTATATCCTGCAAAAAGTTATGTTGTAGCTATTTGTTATGCATACTGGTTATCTAAAGATTTTAATGAGAATTTTTATGAATTATTAAGAGATAAAGACTTACTATTTAACAACGACCCTTATTTTAAAACATACGATAATGATAGAGAAGTTTACGATAATATAATAAAAAGAGTTTTTCCACTAAATGAAAACAAAGGCATTGTGTTGGATATTAAAAAGTATTATACGTCTGAATTTTTAATATAAATATAGTATAACAAGGAGTGAATATGGCGATTACAATTAATGGTAAAGAATATGATGAAAGTAAGTTCAGTGATAAATTGAAAAACTACATCATAGCAAGACAAGAAATACAAAACAATAAGACAAGATTGCTTATTGAAATTGAGAAAATAGACGTTTTAACTGAATACTATAACAATAGAATTATAGAAGAATTAGGTATAGAGGTTAAGGAAACTAAAGAAACAAAATAAATGGCAGCTGTAGCAAACCTATCAATAGACCAAGGCGCAACATTTACATCAGATATAACCGTAAAAGACATAAACGGAAACGTATTTGATTTGACTGGTTATACAGCCAGTGCAAAACTAGCCAAAGGTTATTCATCTACAAGAACAAGAACAGCAATGACTACTGCTTTTGCTACGGACAGAACAACTGGTGTTTTGACTATTTCTTTAACGGCCAATCAAACAACCGCTCTGGACGCAGAAAGATACGTCTATGACGTTGAAATTACCTCTAGTAATGGTTCAGTTACAAGAGTTTTAGAAGGAATTATTACCGTTAGACCTGAAGTAAGTGTTTAAATTATTCTTTATTATAGATTAAAATTAATATAAATATAAGTAAAAAGAGAGATTTGAATGGCTAACATAACTGCTAGGATCAGTTCACCTACATCTGCTGGACCCCAAAAAGTATCTGTAACGATACCATCTGGTGCCACATTACAAAACAGCTCATTACAATTAAAATTATTAGGCGATGTAGATACAACAACTGAAGGCTTAATTGACGGCTCTTTATTACAATATAGATCAAGCGATCAAAAGTTTGTTACAAGAACAAACATCATTACAACGACAGGAAATTTAACACTTAACGGTGGAGAATATTAATAAATGGCAACTATAATTAAAATAAAAACGTCCAGTGGTTTAGGTAAACCAGCTACAGCCAAAATCGGAGAGCTTTCGTATTCATACGCTGCAGGTGCTTATAACACATTAGGAGATAAACTCTTTATCGGTGTTGGGCCAGTTGACGGTAACGGCGATGCTTCATCACAAGAAGTCATTGGCGGTAAGTATTTTACAAACGCTTTAGATCATCAACCAGGAGTTTTAACTGCAAGTTCGGCAATAATTGTAGATTCAAATAAAGCTATAGACGATTTAATTATTGGAAATAGTACAACAGTTGGTGGTTCAGTAAAATTCCAAGAAGGAACAAATAACGGCTCTGATGCTGTTACAATTAAAGCACCTAATACATTAGCTGCCTCTTACACACTTACTTTACCTACAGCTACAGGAACTGCTGGCCAGTTTTTAAAAACAGACGGTTCTGGTGTTTTATCTTTTGATACTATCTATTCTAGTTTTACAATTACAGGCGATACAGGTTCAGATACATTTAATACAAATGAAACTTTAGATTTTCAAGGTAACACACAAGTTGTAACTGCTGTTACAAATAACCAAGTAGCATTTTCAATTGGTAACAGTTCAATTGGCACAACACAATTAACAGATGCTGGTGTTACAAATGTAAAATTAGCAAATTCTACAATCACATTAGGAAGTTCTACACTTACTTTAGGTTCTACAACAACGGCCGTTGCAGGATTAACACAATTAGATGTTGATAATATTAGAGTTGATGCTAATACAATTTCAACAACAAACAGTAATGGTGATTTAACATTATCACCAAACGGTACAGGAACAGTTAAAGTTCCATCAGGTTATAAAGACCGTGCAGGATTTACTACTGACTCACTTGCAACAAAAGAATATGTTGACGCAACATCACAAGGTTTAGATGTTAAAAATTCAGTCGTTGCGGCTACAACAGTAAATTTAAGTGCTACATATGCTAACGGTACAGCAGGTGTAGGTGCTACATTAACTTTTGGTTCTGCTGTTACAACACTCGACGGTGTAACTTTAACAAATGGTGATAGAATTTTAGTTAAGAACCAAACCACACAAAGTCAAAACGGTATTTACGTAAGAACATCATCAACAGTATGGACAAGATCAGTTGATGCCGACACTGCTGCTGAATTAACAGGTGGTGCTTTTGTATTCGTAGAACAAGGTACAGACAACGCTGATAATGGTTATGTATTCACACACGAAGGTACACCTACAATTGGTACAACTTCATTAACAGTAGGACAATTTTCAGGTGCTGGACAAATTACAGCAGGTGATGCTTTAACAAAAACAGGCAACACTTTAAATGTTGCAGTTGATGGTAGTTCAATAGAAGTTAACAGTGATGCTCTAAGAGTAAAAGCATTAGGTATTACAAATGCTATGTTAGCAGGTTCTATTACAAGAAGCAAACTTGCAAATCCATTTATAAGATTAGCGGATGAATCTTCTACATTAGGTCAAGTTTTCTTAGAAGATACTTTAGAATTTTTAGCAGGCGAAGGAATTAACACAACAGTATCACAAAATAGAATAACAATATCAGGAGAATTAGCAACAGCTTCAAACGCTGGAGTTGCTTTTTTCCCTACTGCAAACTTTTTAGTTACAAGTGGTTCAGTAGCAATAACAACAATAGACGGAGGAACATATTAATGGCATTTTTAGCTTGGCACATAATCGCAATACTTACAGTTATGGCCGGATCATTTTTGATTGGTTACAGTTTAGGCAAAAAAGAAGATAGAAAAAATTACAATTATATTGATAGATTAAAAGATATATTTAAAAAATAATTTATTATGCCAACTGTATTTAAACCAAAACGCTCAGAAGTAGCAGCTTCAATACCTACAACAGGTCAATTAGAGGTAGGTGAAATAGCACTCAATATAACTGACGGTAAATTTTACACTAAAACTTCTAGTAACATAGTAAAAGAAGTTGGAGGTGCCGGTGCAGTTACACTTCAAGGAGCTACAAATAGTGGTAACTCAACAACAAATGATATTGTATTGAACGGATCAAATTTAGTTTTTGAAGGTAGTATTGAAAACGCTTTTGAAACAAGTTTAGTAGTAGCTGAACCTACAAGTGATAGAACAATAACTTTACCAAATCAAAGCGGAACAGTGGCAATGGTTGATGATGCATTAGCATTGTCAATTGTTTTCGGAGGATAATTTAAAAAATGGCAAGTACATTTAAAAATGCAGGTATGACAGTTATCACTTCTGATAATGCAAGTGCTAATTTATACACTTGTCCATCTGCTACAACGGCTGTTATTCACGCATTGTACATATCAAATAAGAGTGCTACAAATGTGGCCAACGTAGATGTAAAAGTTACTACAGATGGTGGTACAACTTTTTATCACATAGGAAAATCTTTACAAATTCCTGTAGAAAATACTTTAGTAATGGATAAACCAATAAATTTAGAAGCTAACGATAAAATTAGATTGGTAGCAGCTGTCAATGATGATTCATCTTCACCTGATGTTGAAGCTTATGCTAGTGTATTGGAGATTACTTAATGGCTAAATTAGGATACGTAGTACCAGAAACTTCAACACAAACAACGGAAACGTTTCACGCTTTAAGACGTACAAGCGAAGGATTGTTATATTACACAAAAATTAATAAAGATGAAAATGTTTCAATAGATTTTGATGCTGGTAATCCAACAGATAAAAACGGTAACAGGCAATTACCAACAAACGAAAATTACGTAGAAGATACAATTAAACTTCAAGCTGGTGCAACAGAAATTTTTGCAGGAAATGGATCAACAACTATATTTACTTTAACTAATCCTGTTTTAGATGGTTCAAGATTAGCAGTATTCATAGATGGTGGAATTCAACAATTAGATGCAACTTTTAGTTATGCTAGTCCTGTAGTAACTTTTAAAGTAGCTCCTAAAAGTGGTGCTCAGATTGCCATTGGTAAAATAGACAAAACATTACAAGCAAATCCATCAGATTTTTATTATCAATATGTCTTTGAAGATGGTGAAGCTACATATTTTATAGACAGTAATGGTTATTTTGTAAAAAGAGAGAATTTTGTAAAGTCTTTAACAAGTATAGCAAGTGATGATTTTAGTACTTTTGAGAGTACACAAGCAGCAAATTCAACAAGTTGGAGAAGCTAAAGTTAAAATGATTATAAATAGTAGAATAAAATAAGGTTCATCAATGGCAGATTTTAAACTAGGTAGAATTAAATTTAAATGGAGAGGTGACTGGTCAACCTCTACAGGTTTTCTTATAGATGACGTAGTAAAATACGGTGGTAATACCTACGTTTGTATTGTTAACCATACTTCTCAATCTACAAGTCCAGGATTTTATACAGATTTATCTGCTGTTAAATGGTCACTACAAGCTGAATCTCTTTTCTTTAAAGGCACATATGCGGCCTCTACACATTACAAATTAAATGACGTTGTAAAATATGGTGCTAGACAATTTCGTTGTACAACTCAACACACATCAGCTGCAGCTGTAGCTGGCGTAGCAATATTAAACGCATCTAATTTTGAATTATATATTGATGCAACAGATTATAAAGGAACTTATGCTACCAGTACTTATTACAAAGTAAATGATGTTGTAAAATACGGTGCAAGTTTATGGATTTGTACTACTGCTCATACCTCATCAGCAAGTGCTTCTTCTTTTAATGAAAGTAATTTTAGTGCTTACACAGATGGATTACAATTTGAAGATAGTTGGGCTACAGTTACCGCATATCAAAAAGGTGATATAGTAACGTACGGAGGATATGCTTACGTTGCTTTACAAGAAATTGCTGCTAATCAAGCAGTACCTTTAAATAATAGTGCAAATTGGGATTTATTAGTTCCAGGATTTAGAGCTTTAGGTGTTTATGACACAACTACAGATTATAAAACAGGAGATGTTGTAGAATTTGGAGGTTATAGTTTTGTTTGTATAATTGATGTAGAACAAGATGGTGCTTCTAATATCATTAGACCTACTAACGCAACTTATTGGAGAAAACTTGTTGAAGGTATAAAATGGAGAGGAACTTATAGCGCAGTTACATCCTATTTTTTAGGAGAAGCTGTAGAATATAATTCAAGTTCTTATATATCGATAGCTAATGCAAATTTAAATCATACACCTAGTACAGGAGCTGGTTATTGGCAATTAATAGCTCAAGGTGATTCAAATTCAGTTGTAACAACAAGAGGAGATTTAATAGTTAGAGGAGCTGTATCAACTGTAAGATTGCCTATAGGTGTTCCAGGTTCTCAATTAACAACAAATGGATTAGATCCTATTTGGGCAAATCCTACAAATAGAAACGTTTTATATGTTGCAAACGCAGGTAATGATTCAAATCCAGGAACTGAATTACTACCTTTTAAAACATTAAAATATGCTTTAACACAAGCTAAAAGTGGAGAAATAGTTGAAGTAAGTAATGTGTCAGGTGGTATAAGTGCTATACCAGGAACTTATGAAGTAACTACCACAGGCGGAACAGGTACAGGATTTACAGCTAGAGTTGTGATGGATGGTACAACTACACCAACAATTGAAATTATAAGTGGTGGAAATGGTTACACAACAGGAAATACTTTAACAATTTCAGCTTCGCAATTTGGAGGATCTCCAGCAACTCCTATAACTTTTACAGCTAAATCAGTAAGTACTGGTGATGTTGTTTGGGTTAGAAATGGAGTTTATAGAGAAAATTTACCTTTAGTTTGTCCACCAGGTATTACAATAAGAGGAGATAGCTTACGTTCAACAGAATTACGTCCTGCTGATGGTTTATCTACTACAATTGCTACTGTAACAAGAGTATCAGGAGGAACAGGAGGAACACCGGGCACTTATAATTATACAATCCCTACATCAAATGATGGAGGATCTGGTGCAAGAATTAAAGTTATTAAAGACGGTTCTTCACTTCCTACAATTTCTGTAACACACGGAGGATATGATTACGCTGTTGGTGACACGCTTACAATATCAGCAGCTCAACTAGGAGGTGGAACAGCTTTAGTATTAACTGTAGCAACGCTTGAGAATAATAATGCGTCTTACTATTTTTTAGCTAATAACGGAACAAATATAGAATATTTTTCTTTTAGAGGTTTGACAGGTATACAAACACATTCTGGTCACGGTGGTGTTGTAGTATCTTTAGATCCTCAAGGATTAATTTCAACTACTTCTCCATATATTCAAAACTGTACTTCATTTAATGATAATGCTATAGGTATTAAAATAGATGGATTATTACACGCATCTGCTACAAGTAACAGATCAATTCTTGCAAACGATTTTACACAAATTAACTCAGACGGTATTGGAGTTTGGGCATTAAACGGAGGCCGAGGTGAAATGGTTTCCGTATTTACATATTACTGTAATAAATCTTTCTACACTTCAGGTGGAGGATTTTTACGAGGATTAAACTGTTCATCTGCTTATGGTGAACAAGGTATTGTTGCAGAAGGTCAATTAGCTGCAGAAGTTCCTGTTTCTGTAAAATCAAGAGGCCGTACAATTAATTATAATCCATTAACTGTAAGTGGTGCAGGTGCTTCAGAATTTGCAATAGGCCAAACTATGCTTGGTCTCACTTCAGGCGCTACAGGTACAATTTTTAGAATTAACGCTCAAGTAAATAAATTATATTTAGATCCTGCAACAGGTAATTTCCAACAAGGTGAAACAGTTAGAGTTACAAGATTAAGTGCCGGTACATTTACTTTTGCTATACCTAACACCGCTGCTGGTATCAGTGGCAACGGTGCTAAACAATCAGGTTACTTTATAGAAGTAGAATCAACTGATGGAACTTTATCTACAAGTAACGTTATTAAATTAGGAGATAACGTTAAAATAGGATCAAACCCCAACTATTTTATTGTTTCAGGTTTTACAAACCAAGACACAGGTGCTCAAACAGCAACAGTTCGTTTAGTTTCCGAAGTTTCAACATTAGATGCTTATCCAGATCAAACTACAATTCTATTTACTCGTAAGTATTCTAACTGTAGATTTACAGGTCACGATTTCTTAGATATTGGTACAGGAGGTTTTGCAGATACAAATTATCCAAATGAACCAACACAAGCGGCCGATCAAGCAGACGAAGTAGAATTTAATACAGGCGGTAGAGTTTATTGGACATCTTCAGACCAAGGTGGAGATTTTAGGGTTGGAGATTTATTCCGTATTCAACAGGCAACTGGTATTGCAACTTTAAATGCCGACGCTTTTGACCTTTCAGGATTAACAGAATTACAATTAGGTTCTATTGGTGCTCAGTTAGGTGCCACAATTAATGAATTTTCAACTGATGAAGCTATGTCAGGTAATTCAAACACGGCCGTGCCTACAGAAAATGCGGTTGTTGGTTATATTCAAAGAGATAATATGGGAACAGGTATATTTGTTCCACCAACTGGTACAACAGCTGAAAGACCAACTTCGGGATTTGGATTATACACAGGAGGTATTAGATTTAATAGTACTTTAGGTAGTTGGGAAGGTTATAACGGTAATGCGTGGACAGGATTAGGTGGTGGAAATCCTTGGACAACTACAGCTATAAATCTTCTCGTAGCAGCTAATGATAGAGTGTTTGTAAATACCGCTTCTGCAGCCGTTACAATTACTTTACCTATATCTCCACTTTCAGGCGATCAAGTTAGATTATTAGATTTAGCAGGAACTTTTAATACAAATAATTTAACTATTGCAAGAAATGGATTAAAGATTATGGGATTAACAGAAAATTTAGTAGTGAGTACTCAAAATGCGAGCATAGGTCTAGTTTACACTGGTGCTACATACGGTTGGAAATTAATAGAAAACTTATAATATAAATAGAAGAAATGGATAATTAAATGGCAGATTTAAGAGATTTTACTGGAAAAAACCAAAAGTTTACTGGAACCATAGGAGAAAAAATATCACCAGGTACAACTGGTCAAAGAGATTCATCTACTTATGGAGCTGGAACATTAAGATTTAATACAACTACAAATTTATTAGAATATTATACAGGCGTTGAATGGAAATCAGTAGATGCACCTCCAGGAATTACAAACTTTAATATAGATGGTGCAGGAGCTACAACTTCTACATTTATAGACAGAACATTATCAGGAAATGCTTCAATAGTTATTCAAGGTACTTTGTTTAGTTCTGGAGCCGTAGTTTCTTTTAGAGGTAATCTTGGCGCAAATTTTGATGCTACAACTACAACTTTAAATAGTGGTAATCAGGTAACAGCTGCTGTTCCTTATTCGTCTTTTTTAGCAGCTCAAGAACCTTATACAATAAGAGTTACAAACCTTTCAGGATTGTTTACTCAATTAGAATCTTGTTTATCTGTAGATGCTAAACCTGTTTTTAACACTGCTTCAGGTACATTGGGTACAATAGCTGATGGTAACCGTTCTGCTTATTCATTATCATCTGCTGCTGCAACAGATCCAGATGGCGATACAATTACATATTCAATTACATCCGGTGCTTTACCAACAGGATTATCTTTAAATTCATCTACAGCTGCAATTACAGGTACAGCAGCTGAAGTTGGCTCAAACACAACATCAACATTTACAGTAAGGGCTTCAACTGCATCTCAAACACAATCAAGATCATTTAGTATTACAGTCAATGCTCCTGTTGTAACTCAATTCACAAGCACTGGAACAACTTCTTTTAGTGTTCCTGCTGGCGTAACAGCTGTTGATGTATTAGTAGTAGCTGGCGGAGGCGGAGGACAATGGGGTGGAGGCGGCGCAGGCGGTATGATTTATAGACCAGGATTTCCTGTATCTCCTGGTGGTACAGTATCACTCACAGTAGGTAGTGGAGGAGGACAAAATACATCAGGACAAAATTCAGTATTTGGTACTTTAACAGCTATAGGTGGTGGCGACGGAGGAGATCATGGCCCAAGTAGTCCAGCAAATGGAACAAGTGGAGGATCAGGAGGCGGAGTTGGTAGAGATGGAGGACCTGGCGGCATAGGAGGACCAGGAAGTCAACCAGGCCAACCAGGAGATTCAGGAACATATGGACACGGAAGTCCAGGAGGACCAAATCCACATGGTATGTCAGGCTGGCAAGGATCTGGTGGCGGTGGAGGTGCTGGAGGAACAGGCGGTGCAGGTTCAGAACATAGGCCTAATGATGAATATGGTGGAGATGGTGGAGCAGGAAGATCATCTACGATAACAGGTTCAACAGTATTTTATGCCGGCGGAGGAGGTGGTGGAAGACATCCAACTGGTGGTAGAAATCCAGGAGCTGGCGGAAGCGGTGGAGGCGGAAACGGTGGTGGTTATCCAGGTTCAGGAGGAGGAACAGGAACTCCAGGTCAATCAAATAGAGGCGGCGGCGGCGGAGGTTCTCATCCAGGAAACCATGGCTCAGGTGGACCAGGAATAGTTGTAGTAAGATACTAAATATTAAAATAAATAATTATGAATAATATGAATGAAGATAAATTAACACCTTTACAATCTATTGATGGAAAACTAATTTCAAATGTTACTGGTAAACCTTTAGATGAAGAGGTTTTTAGTACAATAGATGCAACTGACGAACACAAAAAAGCTATAAGATCAATTCTAAATCATTTAGAAAATAGAAAAAATATTCCTTTAGAAATTGTTATACAAGAAATAAAACATCAATATTCTTTAGATGAAATACCTGAAATGAAAATGGAAGATTCTATTTGGTGGCAATTTACAAAAGATGAAAAAATGGGCCAACAACAACAAGGTTTTAGAGTTGATGTTGTTAATGGTAAAAGAGTAAAAATTCCTCACATATCTTTTAGTTCAGATTTAGACCATTTAGATGCATTAATAAATAAAATAGTAAAGAAAGTGAGTAATTTGAAATAGTTTATTTTTGTTAATATTATGCACATTGAAAACATTTATTATTATTTTTCAGGAATAATTCCTAAAGAAACTTGTCAAAAAATTTTACAATTAGGTATTAATAAAATTGAAAAAGAAAAAACTTTAGGAATAGACACTTCCGCTACAACTTTTGGAAATCATCATAAACAAGATAAACTAAATTCCATACCTTTAAATGATAAATCTTTTGAAGAATTAAAAACAGATTCAGAAATCTATGTTAGAGATAGTGAAGTAACTTGGTTCAATGAAGATTGGATTTATAAATTATTGAGACCTTATTTAGATCAAGCTAATGAAGCCGCTGGATGGAAATACGATTATGATATTTCTGAGGAAATACAATTTACCAAATACGGATTAAATCAATTTTATGGTTGGCATTCTGATGGTTCTTCAGATCATATTGGAAAGTATAAAAGATTTATACCAGGAATATCTCCTGAAAGAAAAAATGGAACTCCAGACCACGGATACACAGATAATGTTAACATGATAGGTAAAGTTAGAAAATTAAGTATGACTGTTAATTTATCTGAACCAGGAAGTTATGAAGGAGGAAATTTAAAATTTGATTTTGGACCTCATTCTAGTAATAAAAGATTTTATGAGTGTACTGAAATACGGCCACAAGGTTCAATTATTGTGTTTCCTTCTTATGTGCATCATCAAGTAACACCAGTTACAAAAGGAACAAGATATTCTTTGGTAATGTGGACATTAGGTAAACCTTTTAGATAGGAAAAGTATGAATAATAATATAGAAAATTGGGAAAATTTAACAGAAGAACAAAAAAAATATGCCAATTCACAATTAGGTCAGATTAATAATATTAAAATAGAAGAACATCCAGCTTCTGTTTTTTTTAATACTTTTGGTTGGGTTAAAATTGAAAATTTTATTAATAAAGAAACTGCTAAACTATTATATACACACGTATTAACGGCCGCTAAAAGGTTATCATTTTTGGAACAAGTTTATGGAGAAGGTAAGGTAGATAAATCTATTTGGGGAAACTTTAATGATCCGCAAGCTTTAGGAGATTATAGTCATTATGGTGATTTAATTTTTGATTCTTTATTAGCTGAATCTCTTAATAAAATGAATATGTATACAAACAAAGATTTAGTGCCAACATATTCTTATCATAGATTATATACCACAGGTACTGAATTAAAAAAACATATTGATAGAAAAAGTTGTGAAATATCCACAACTTTGTGTTTAGGTTACGATATATCTAACGTAGATACTAAAAAATATCCTAATTGGGATTGGCCTATGTTTGTAAAAACATTTGACGGTAAGGAATTACCTATACATATGAAACCAGGAGATATGTTAATTTATAGAGGTTGTGATATTGAACATTGGAGAGAACCTTTTATAGGCAAAAATCACGCACAAGTATTTTTACATTATAATGAAAAAAATAATTCTAACGATAACATATATGATGGAAGACCTATGTTAGGATTGCCAGGCAGCTTTAGTAAAAAAAAGATTATTGAGTAAAAAATGAATACACAATGGGTTCCTATTGAAGTTAAAGGAAAATGTCCTGCTTTATTGATAGATAATTGGTACAATAAAGAGGAGGAAATTTTAATATGGAATGAATTAAATTTTTTAAATAATTCTCGCAACTTACTTAGATCAGAAAATACAGTAACAGCTCAAGATGATTTTGGAAATTCTAAAAGTTCTTCTTTTAGAATTTATATGGAAGAAATATATAATAACCGTAGTTATTCAAATATATTTTTCTGTATGTATAAACAACAAACTAAACAATTTCATAGTCTTTTAGAAAAAGCTTTGCCAATGGGTAGAGTATTCAAAGATACAACACACTCATCATCATTAATTTCTTACTACGAGGAAAATGATTACTATAAGGAGCATTATGATGTTTTTTTATTTACTTGTTTAATTTGGTTTTATAAAGAACCAAAAAGTTATGAAGGAGGAGATTTTTCTTTTACAGAATCGGATACAATAATAACATCAAAACATAATAGAATGTGTATTTTTCCATCTTTTTATCTTCATCAAGTTAATCCTATAAAATTGTTAAATACAAATAAAAATAAAGGATATGGTAGATACACTATAACTCATTTCTTTTATACTAATCCTATAGGTGTGAATGAATAGTATAAAAGATTTAACTTTAGAAGAACATAAAAAGGCCGAATCGGAGCCTTTTGTTCAAACTCTTATGTCTGGCCAGATCAATCCAGACCTTTATGCTACATATCTTTTTAATCTATTACAGTGTTATTCAACACTAGAAAAATATGCCTTTGAAAACGGCCTGTTTAGACAAACACCTGGCCTTGACAGAGCACAAAAAATAGACCACGACTTTCGTTCATTATGGAATCAACCGAATAAACCACATATAACAGACAGCACATTAAGATACGTTTATCACTTAGATACAATTAAAAGTGATGCCGAAAAATTATATGCTCATATCTATGTAAGACATATGGGAGATTTATATGGTGGTCAAATGATAAAAAGAAAAACTCCTGGTCCTAATACATATCTTGTTTTTTTAAAACCAGAAGAAACAAAAAGAGTTGTAAGAGAGTTAATAAATAACTATATGAACACGTATCAAGTAAACGTGGTCGCTGAAGCTAAATTATGTTTTGAGTATGCTACAGAACTATTTAAGGAAATGAATGATTTGGGAAAATCTTATACAGTGCAAGAATAATATCATAGACATATTAGATTTAAATTGTACAGAATACTTTGAGGAAGGTATGACACGATTTAATAAAGAAGGATGGGTTAACCGAACCTGGAAAAATGATAACATAAGACGAGCACACGTTGACGTGGTTGATGCCAGAGAAACAAAAGGTCTTTGGATGATGCACGTTTGTTTATTTCCTGGCCTTACAAATGGTGGCCCAATATATGGATTTGATGTAATTGCAGGTAAGAATAAAGTAACGGGTGCATTCCACGATTTTTCACCATTACTTAAAAAAGAACACCCATTGACGAATTGGTTTATCAATGAAACAAAATGGTATAAACCGAGTAAAGAGAGAGAGTTACCAGATTGGGCAAAGGCCATCTTTAGTGGTGGTATGATTGCCGCTGGTAATATACAAACAGAAGAAGAATTGTTCCAAGTCACAACAATGGCCGAAAGTAATTTACATAATTACTTAGATAAAATTGTTAACTTTAAAAACGATTCAAAACAAGAAGATGTTATAAAGGCACAGAATTACTACTGTGAATATCAACAACAAAATCCACATACACCTAGAGTTATGTTATCTTTAGGTTTAGAGGAAAAAGATGTAATAGCCTTTAATAGAGACCATCTTTTTCCAAAGATAAATACTTAATATGAAATTAGATAAGAAATTGACAATACAATACGTTGCAGTTATTCTATTATTTTTACTTGTTTTACTTTTAACTTCAATAGTAAAAGCAGATGAAAAGAAAATATCTGAATTAGAGAAAAGAATATCACAATTAGAAACAAACAAAATATCATTACCTAAAGGCCTTTTTATTACAGGTGAAGTTGAAGGTTATTATGATGACCGTACTTATGATAGTGGTTTAGATACAAGAGCAGAATTACAAATAGGCATTACACACAAGTTTAATAATCAATACGTAAATTGGACGGGTGCTTCAATGTTGTATGATACTCATTATTCTTTAGATACTTCTTTAAATAATACGATACAAGAAAAACAAATGGGATTTGGTAATGACTATTACAGATTATATCTTGGTGAAACAGACGCACAAAGATTAGGATTTGCTAAAACACCAAAAATAGGTGCACCATTAATTATTACACAAACAAATTCAAGGATAGATCATAGAGAGAAAACAGTTCTTGCGATTGGTGGTTTTAATTGGGACGAACAATTTGATTTTGATTCATATAGATTAAGACAAGATTTGCCAGTAGGTTTAGTTGTAGGTTGGGATAACGAGAGAGATGCTTTATATACAAGTGCAACGGTAGGACTATTTGGTTATGCTGATTTATCTTATATGCAAATTAAAAATCCAAAAAGTTCAACAAGTGTTTCTAGTTTTAATGAAAGAACACAACAAGGCTGGTCATTAGGTGGTAGTTTATATCGTTGGGATATTCCTTTAATATGGGGTGCAGAAGTTTGGGACGATAAAGATACAGGTTTTGCTGATAAGAACAGATATGATTATGGTGTATTGTATAGTTTTAATGAAAAGATTTATGGCACTGTTCATAGAACAGAAAATGATGACCTAGGATTTACAGGTAACTATTATGGACTTGTTTATAATATACATACAGAAGATGATAAACATAAACGACCAGATAAAAGAGCAGGTTTAGAATTTGGTTTGTATTATCACGATAAAGAACAAACATCAGTATATACAGGTGTTTATAAAGATTATAACCCTCAATTATTAGCAACAATACGATATAAGTTCTAATCCTATTATTATAAATAGTAGAGATTATGGCAACTCCAGCAACACGAGAAACACTTAAACAATATGCTTTAAGAGCATTAGGTAAACCAGTTATAGAGATTAATGCTGATGACGACCAGTTAGAAGATAGACTGGACGAAGCCTTACAATTTTATGCTCAATATCACTATGATGGTATTAGACGAACATATTTAAAATATCAAGTAACAGAAACAGATAAAGCCAGATTACAAGCGTCTTTAGGTTCAACAGAAACGGCCACTAAAAATTCCGTTTCATCTACTTGGTATGAAGGAAGCAATTTCTTAGTAGTTCCTGAAACAGTTATTGGTGTGACTAATATATTTCCATTTTCAGATAAAGCTAGTATGAATATGTTTGACGTAAGATACCAATTACGTTTAAATGACCTTTACGATTTTGCTTCAACATCTATTATTAATTATGATATGGTGTTAAGACATTTAGATTTCTTAGATCAAATATTAGTAGGTATAAAACCTATACGATTTCAACAACACGATAATCGTTTGTATATTGATATGGATTGGGTACACGATTTAGAAGTTGGAGAATTTTTAATTATAGACTGTTATCGTAAATTAGATCCAACAACATACACAGACGTATTTAATGACCAATGGTTAAAAAGATATGTTACGGCATTATTTAAAAAACAATGGGGAGCTAATCTAAGTAAATTTGATGGAGTAACTATGATTGGCGGAGTTAAATTAAATGGTGAAAAAATTTATACTGATGCAATTACAGACGTTGAAAAATTAGAAAAAGAAATTAGAGATAGTTTTGAATTAGCACCAGCATTTTTAGTAGGTTAATACTATGCCAGTAAATCATTATTTTCAAGGCGGCCAAGGTATTGGCAATCAAGCTGAAAAAACACTTTACGAAGATTTAATTGTAGAGGGCCTAAAGATATATGGCCACGATGTTTATTATTTACCAAGAACATTAGTTAATAGAGATTTAATATTAGGTGAGGATACATCAAGTAGATTTGATGATAGTTATTTAATTGAAATGTATTTTGAAACGACTGAAGGATTTGCAGGCCAAAGAGAATTAATCAATAAGTTTGGATTAGAAATAAGAGAAGATACAACGTTTGTTATTTCTAAAAGAAGTTGGCAAAATCAAGTAGATAATCCAATGACACAGATCGTGGAAGGCCGTCCTAATGAAGGAGATATTATATATTTTCCTTTAATGAATAGTTTTTTTGAAATACAGTTCGTAGAAGATCAAGAGCCATTTTTTCAATTAGGCAATCTACCAGTTTATAAATTAAGAGTAACACGTTGGGAGTATAGTTCAGAAGAATTAAATACAGGTATTGCGGAAATAGATGATAAAGAAACTCAATACTCTTTAAATCTTTTAAATAACAGATTTACATTAGAGAATGAAGATGGTTCTTTACAATTAGAACAAGATCAGTCATCTGGTGAAGCTAACTTCTTACTCAATGAAGAAGCAACAACTACAACAACAGTGGCCACTCAATCTACTTACGCACAAAATTTAGATTTAGATACAGAAGCTGGTTTTGATACACAGTCTGTAACTGATGATATATTAGACTTTACGGAAAGAAACCCATTTGGAGAAATTGACTAATGTTTGGTAATTTTTTTTACAACGAAGGAATGAGAAAAATAATAATTGCCTTTGGTCAATTATTTAATAACATTGTTATTCAATCAACTTCAAGCACAGGTGCCGTAACTAAAAGATTAAAAGTACCTTTAGCCTATGCACCAAAAGAAAAGTTTTTAGTTAGACTTGACCAAAAACCAGATTTAGATGATCGTAGTTTTGCGGTTACTTTACCTAGATTAGGATTTGAAATTTCTGGATTAGCTTATGACGCTACAAGAAAATTAACAAGAGTTCAAAAATTTAAAAAAGTTAAAGCTGGTGAATCAGGAGAAGTTCATAATTTTAATTATGTTCCTGTACCTTATAATATAAGTTTAAATCTTTATGCTTTTACGGCTACAGCGGAAAATGGTCTACAAATAGTAGAACAGATATTACCTTTCTTTCAACCTGATTATACCATTACTGTAAATGTTTTACCAGAGATGAATATAAAAAGAGATATACCTATAATTTTAAATAGTGTATCTTATGAAGATAGTTATAGTGGCGATTTTACGACTCGTAGGGCCGTTATATATACCTTAAACTTTACTGCCAAAACATATTTGTTTGGGCCTATGTCCAATCAAGGTGTTATTAAAACTGTACAGTCGGATATTTACACTGATACAAATACAACAACGGCAAAAAGAGAAGAAAGAATTGTGGTAGTACCTGACCCTACTACAGCTGACGCTGATGATGATTTTGGATTTACAACAACTATTACTTCTTACACTGATAGTAAGAAATATAACCCTACGACTGATATAGACCAATAATAAATAATTTACATTTATATTATGAGAATTTTAGGAATATCCACGGCTCACGATAGTAGCGTAGCTATAATAAATGATGGTGTTGTTGAATATTTTTCAAAAGAGGAAAGACTTACCAGAATAAAAAGAGATAGACAACCTTTTAAAGCCTTGCAGTGTGCTGTACAAAATAGCAAAGGTAAAATAAATTTTGTTGTTATCTGTTCTCCTACTCCTAAAGATAATTTTAATGATTTATTGGAAAATTATATAAAAAAAATATTAAATGTTAAAGTAATTAGATTTTGTTCTTATCATCATTTAGCTCACGCTAGTTTATCTTTTTATAACAGTGGTTTTGATAAAGCTTTATGTTTTGTTATAGATAGAAACGGTGCTGAATTAGAAGAAAAAATGAGAGAAAGTGAAAGTGTTTTTGTTGCTGATTACCCTAATAATTTTAAACCAATATATAAAAATTTTTTTTTAAAAAATATAGGTGAAAATTATGACGTTGATAATTATAAAATAGTTAAAAGTATTTTAAAAGAATATTCTGATTGTGAAATTAAAGCAGATAGTACTTTGAATATTACAAAAGTTTATGAAACAGCTACAACTTTAATAGGTCAAAATCCTTTGGAAAACGGAAAAACAATGGGATTATCAGCATATGGAAAAGATAAAGATTTTGAACAACTATTTTTAAATGGTTTACCTAATACGAATATTTTTTTACATAAAAATGGAGATGATAAACAACCTATATTAAAAAAATATCTTTATAATCAAACTGATACTGTACCAAAAGAAAACTATGAATTATATGCTGATTATGCATATCAAGTTCAAAAACAAACTCAAAATGTTGTTTTGGAGTTGGTTAAAAAATTTGTAAAAAAAACAGGTATACATAATGTTTGTTTTTCTGGTGGTTATGCTTTGAATGTAGTTACTAATGGATTTTTAATAAAAAATTTGCCTAATGTTAATTTTTATTTTGAGCCTCTTTCAGATGATTCAGGAAACAGTATAGGTTCTGCTATGTTTGTTTATAGAAATGAAACTAAAGATACAAACATACATAAGTTGAAACACACTTTTTTTAATAATATAAAACATAATATATATGTAAAAGGAGAAAGTGTAGATGAGAAACAAATATCTGTATTTTTAAATCAAGGTAAAAGTGTAGCTGTGTTTAATGAACAAGCTGAAGCTGGACCTAGATCATTAGGTAATAGATCAATATTATTTTCAGCAGAAAATAAATTAGCAAAACAGATTATAAATAAAATTAAAAATAGAGAATGGTATAGGCCTTTTGCTTGTTCTATTTTAAAAGAATATTCAAAAGAATATTTTGAAATGTTTGATTTAGAAGAGTCTCCATTTATGACAATATCATTTCAGTCTAAAACTAATAAAATACCAGGCGTAGTACATATTGATAATTCTTGTAGAATACAAACAGTAGATAACCAAATTCCACATTTATATAATTTGTTACAACATTTTTATAATATAAGTAAAGTTCCAGTATTACTAAACACTAGTTTTAATCTCTCTGGTGAACCTTTAGTAGAAACACCTGAAGAAGCTATAGATGTATTTAATAGATCAAAAATAGATATTCTATGGTTTCCAGAAAAAAATATTATGTTGACTAAATAGTAATATGACAAAACTAGAAGATAAAGTAAACGAAATACTTGGCATAGAACCTGATAACAAGCCTACATTAGAATCTGTAGTTAAGATAGATAATCCTCCTGTTCCTAGAATAGAAGATACAAATAAATCTGATGTAGATAACGACTACAAATATAGTAGAGATAATTATTATGATCTTATACAAAAAGGACAAGAAGCAATTGAAGGCATATTAGAAATTGCAAAAGAAGGACAACATCCAAGAGCATATGAAGTAGCAGGCCAATTAATTACTAACGTTGCACAAACAGTAGATAAGTTACAAGACTTACAAAAAAAATTAAAAGATTTAAAAAACTTACCTAAAACTGCAAATCAAAATATTAAAAATGCTTTGTTTGTAGGTTCTACGGCTGAATTGCAAAAAATGTTGAAAAGAGAAAATGAAAATATTAAAAGCACAATCATTAAATCCGAAGAAACAGATATTTCAGATAAGTGATTTAACTTATATAGATAGAACGACTCCTTTAAAAGAGTTGTTAAATGGTGAAGATATGATAGAACCTATTGAAGTATTAAAACACAATACATACGTTTCTCCTATTAATTATAAAGGTGAAACATTGATAGATTATAAAAATCAAAGAAGTGGATCTAATGGTACTAGTTTTAAAGAAAAAAAATATAGTGTGTGGAAAGGCAGTCAACGAATACAGGCTGCATTACAATTAGGTTATACACATATAGAAGGAATTATAATTAATGAGTGAAGTTTATCTAGGTAATCCGAATCTTAAAAAAGTAAACGTACCTGTAGAGTTTACACAAGAACAAATTTTAGAATTTGAAAAGTGTTCTAAAGACCCTTTATATTTTATACAAAACTATGTAAAGATAGTTTCACTTGATTTAGGTTTAGTGCCTTTCAAAATGTATAACTTTCAAAAAGAAATGGTTGGCACTATGCATAACAACCGTTTTACTATATGTAAATTACCAAGACAGTCAGGTAAATCAACAACAATTGTATCTTATCTATTACATTATGTTTTGTTTAATCCAAATACTAACGTTGCCATACTTGCAAACAAATCATCTACAGCAAGAGATATATTAGGCCGTTTACAATTGGCCTATGAGAATATACCAAAGTTTTTACAACAAGGTGTGTTAAACTGGAATAAAGGTAATATAGAATTAGAGAACGGCAGTAAAGTTGTGGCCGCTGCAACTTCTTCAAGTGCGATACGAGGAGGTTCTTATAATATAATCTTCTTAGACGAGTTTGCTTTCGTACCAGCAACTATTGCAGAACAGTTTTTTAGTTCGGTGTTTCCTACAATTTCTTCTGGTAAAAGTACAAAAATGATTATTGTTTCTACACCTCACGGTATGAATATGTACTATAAGTTATGGACAGATGCCGTAAATAAACAAAACGATTATATACCTATTGATGTACATTGGTCAGAAGTTCCAGGACGAGATGAAAAATGGAAACAAGAAACAATACGAAATACAAGTCCTGAACAATTCCAACAGGAGTTTGAATGTGAATTTTTAGGTTCAATAGATACACTTATTAGTCCTACAAAAATTAAAGCTACACCTTATATTAAACCTTTACAGTCACAAGGTGGTTTAGATATATTTGAAAAACCTGATAAAGAAAAAATATATGTTTGCACTGTTGACGTGTCAAGAGGTCTTGCAAAAGATTATTCGGCCTTTATTATATTTGACGTAACAAAAATGCCTTATCGTGTTGTAGCCAAATATCGTAACAATGAAATTAAACCTTTAGTTTTTCCGAATGTAATTGAACAAACTATAAAAGGATATAATCACGCTCATACATTGGTTGAAGTAAATGATATAGGTGGCCAAATATCAGACGCATTACAATTTGATTTAGAGTATGACAATCTATTAATGACTACACAAAGAGGTAGAGCTGGCCAAGTATTAGGTACGGCCTTCAGTGGTAGAGGCAGTCAGTTAGGTATTCGTATGACTAAACAAATTAAAAAAATAGGTTGTTCTAATTTAAAAACTATTATTGAAGCAGATAAAATAGTTATAAATGATTTTAATATCATAGAAGAAATGTCTACTTTTTCACGTCAACACAATTCTTGGAAAGCAGAAGAAGGTTGTAATGACGATTTAATGACTTGTCTTATTATATTTGGCTGGTTATCAAATCAACCATACTTTAAAGAGTTAAGTAATTCTGATGTACGTTCTAAACTATACGAAGATCAGGCCAATATCATAGAGCAAGATATGGCGCCTTTTGGCTTTATAGATGACGGTACACCAGAAGAAGATAAACCTTTTAAAGACGAATATGGAGAAGTGTGGCATCCTGTTACAAGGAGAGGTGAAAATTAGTACAAAATACGCATTTTATAAATAGATGTATATGAAATTTTGACTATGGGCGTATGAATAATACGACAGTTGGACTATATGAAACAATTAGCTAATTTATAAAAAGGAGAAAACCAAAATGGCATTTCAAGTATCACCAGGTGTTCTCGTACAGGAAAGAGACCTAACAAGAATTATTCCAGCAGTATCAACGTCAGTTGGTGCTTTTGCAGGAGAGTTTAGAAAAGGTCCTTTAGATGAAATCGTAACGGTTTCTAGCGAACAAGAGTTAGTAGAAACGTTTGGTAAGCCAGACTCAAATAACTTTGAGGATTTTTTTAGTGCTGCCAATTTCTTACAATACTCTAACGCATTAAGAGTAGTACGAGCACAAAATTCTTCAATAGCAAACGCAGTTGCTTCCGGCAGTGCTTTTGTTATAAAGAACGAAACAGATTATATTAATAACTTTGCAACAGGCCAAGGATCAGTTGGCGAGTGGGCTGCTAGAACAGCAGGCGCTTGGGGAAACAATTTACTTGTTTCTATATGTCCTTCAGCAGCTGCATACGAAACAACAGTAGTAACAACTTTAGGTACAGCTGCAGTAGCAGGTGCAACTTCAGTAACAGTTACAAGTGGAACAAATATCGCCGTAGGTGATATTATTAATTTTTCTACTACAGCTTCTACAAGTGATTACAACGACGGTCACGAGTATAGAGTTACTGCTAAATCAACTAACGTAATAACTATCGTAAGACATCCTTCAGGTACAGGTGGATTACAAAGAGATGTAGTTATAAACAGTAACATAAGACGTAGATGGAGATTTTACGATCAAGTTGCTGGCGCTCCAGGAACTTCGCCATACGCTACTTCAAAAGGTGGATCAAATGATGAAATCCACGTAATAGTAGTAGATGAAGATGGTGGAATTTCAGGTACAGCAAATACAGTATTAGAAGTTTATCAAAAACTTTCTAAAGCTTCAGATGCAAAATCACCACAAGGTGACACAAATTATTATCCAACAGTAATACAGACAAGATCAAAGTATGTATATTGGATGGATCATAATTCTGGTGGATCTAACTGGGGTAATACTGCATCAGGTACAACTTATACAGCAGTATCAACACCAACATTAACTTCTTTACAAAGTGGTTCTGATGGTTCAGCTGTTACAATTGCACAAAAGAAAACAGCATACGAAAAATTCCTAGATTCTGAAACAGTGGATGTAGGTTTAATTATTGCTGGTTCAGGCGATGCTACTCACGTAGATAATGTAATATCAATTGCAGAAGATAGAAAAGATGCAGTTGCTTTTGTATCGCCTAGAAGAACAGATGTTGTTAACGTGGCAAACGCAAATACACAAACAAGTAACGTAGTAGGTTTTTATAACTCAATACGTTCTTCTTCTTATGTTGTATTTGACAGTGGTTACAAATATCAGTATGACAGATACAATGACGTGTACAGATTTGTACCGTTAAACGGAGATATTGCTGGTTTATCAGCAAGAACTGATTTAATTGCCGACAGTTGGTATTCACCAGCTGGCTTTAATAGAGGTACTATTAGAGGTGCGGTTAAGTTAGCTTTCAATCCAAATAAAACACAAAGAGATGACCTATACAGAAATAGAGTTAACGCAGTCGTTACTTTTCCTGGACAAGGTACAGTTCTTTTCGGTGATAAAACTGGATTGAGTGCTCCATCTGCTTTTGATAGAATCAATGTACGTAGATTGTTTATTGTTTTAGAAAAAGCAATCTCTACTGCTTCTAAATTCCAATTGTTTGAATTTAACGACGAGTTTACTAGAGCAAACTTTAGAAATATCGTTGAGCCATTCTTACGAGAAGTACAAGGCAGACGTGGTATCACAGACTTTTTAGTAGTGTGTGATGAAACTAATAACACAGGCGAAGTAATTGATAGAAATGAATTCATAGCGGAGATTTTTGTAAAACCTGCTAGAAGCATTAACTTCATTACTTTACAATTTGTAGCAACAAGAACTGGCGTTTCTTTTGAAGAAGTAGCTGGGTAATTTTAGAATAGGAGAATAAAAAATGGCAAACATTAATGACTTCAAAGCTAAACTTGCTGGCGGAGGCGCTCGTGCCAATCAGTTTAAGGTAGTAATGCCTTTTCCTGGTTACGCTCAAGTTGGTGGCGAAATAGAAGATCTGGCTTTCTTATGTAGAGCAACTTCTATACCTGCTATGACAATCGGTGAAGTTGACGTTAAGTTTAGAGGACGATCAATTAAGATTGCAGGAGATAGAACATTTGCAGATTGGACCGTTACAGTTTATAACGATACAAACTTCAAAGTAAGAAATGCTTTTGAAAGATGGCAAAATGGTATCAACAATATGACAGACAATGAAGGATTAACAAATCCTGCTGACTATCAAGTGGACGCATTTATTGACCACTTAGATCGTAACGGTAATACTGTTAAATCATATACACTAAGAGGTGCTTTTCCAAAAGAAATCGGCGCTATTGATTTAACGTATGACGAACAAACAGCGATTGAACAGTTTGTTGTAACTTTTGCTTATCAGTATTTTGAAACAAATACGACTACTTAAAACTTATATAAGTAGTAGTAGAGGAATATAAATTATGGCTGATCTGTTTGGGTTTTCAATAACCCGTAAAAAACAAGAGCAAGATCCGAAACAAAACTTTACTACACCTCAAGCAGACGACGGTACAACAACCGTCGCTGCTGGAGGGTATTTTGGTTCGTACCTTGATATGGAAGGAACGGCTAAGAACGAAGCCGACCTTGTAAGACGATATAGAGAAATTTCATTACATCCAGAATGTGACCAAGCAATAGAAGATATTTGCAACGAAGCAATTGTTTCTAGTGAAGAAAAAGATTCTGTAAGAGTTACATTAGAAAATATACCTTTTGGTAACGAAGTTAAGAAAAGAATAGACGAAGAATTTTTAACTGTACTTAAATTAATGAATTTTAGTACAAAAGGTTTTGAGATATTTAAAAGATGGTATGTTGATGGTAGAATATTTTATCAAAAGATTATTGATAGAGAAACACCTAAAAACGGTATAACTGAATTACGTTATATTGATCCTAGAAAAATTAAAAAAGTAAGAGAGCTTAAGAAGATGAGAAGCACTGTAGATTTATCTCTTACAAATGATTACGAAGAATACTTTATGTTTAATGAAAAAGGTGTTGCAGGTTCAACATCAGGTTCAGGTGTAAGAATTGCAGCCGATACAATTGCATTTTGTTCTTCAGGTCTAGTAGATCAAAACAAAAATATGATATTGTCTTATTTACATAAGGCAATTAAACCAGTAAATCAATTACGTATGATTGAAGATGCTGTTGTTATCTATCGTATAGCAAGAGCACCTGAAAGAAGAATTTTCAAAATAGATGTTGGTAATCTACCTAAACAAAAGGCAGAACAATATTTAAGAGATGTAATGGCACGTTATAGAAATAAACTTGTCTATGATGCCAACACAGGAGAAATTAGGGACGATAGAAGTTATATGAATATGTTGGAAGATTATTGGTTACCAACAAGAGAAGGTGGAAGAGGAACAGATATTACTACTCTACCTGGTGGCCAAAATTTAGGAGAAATGGCCGACATAGAATATTTCCAAAAAAAACTTTATCGTTCTTTAAATGTACCAGTAAGTAGATTAGAACCAGCTACAGGTTTTAGTATGGGCCGTTCTACAGAAATTACAAGAGATGAATTAAAGTTTACTAAGTTTGTTCAAAGATTAAGAAAGAAATTTACTGAACTATTTAATGATTTTTTAAAGACACAGTTAGTATTAAAAGGTGTAATATCTATAGATGATTGGCCTGTAATACAATCTAATATTCAGTACGACTTTTTACAAGATGGTCACTTTGCTGAATTAAAAGAAAGTGAAATGTTAAAAGAACGTGTTGCTTTGGCTGATGGTTTAGAAAAGTATGTAGGTAAGTATTTTTCACAAGAATACATTAGAAAATTTGTTTTTAAACAGTCTGAAAAAGAGATTAAAGATTTAGATAGACAAATAAGTAAAGAAGGCCCTTATGAACCTGCAGGTATGGACTCTTTAGGTGGTACAGAAACACCTAAGAAAACTGAAACTTTATTATAAATATAACAAATGGAGAAAAAATGAGTGAACAAGTTAAAAATTTTATTGACAAATTGTCATTAGGACAAGCAGCTGAAGCTGGCGAAGCATTTAAAGATGCTTTAAGAGATAAAGTTGGAGATGCTTTAGAGGCAAAAAGAAAAGAATTAGCTGGTGTATTGTTTCAAGGACAAATTGAAGCAGAAGCACACAGTGATCCAAAGCCTGTAATTGCAGACCCGGCACCTAAAACGGAACCTGTTGTAAATGAAAAACAAGATTAGTAATATATTAAAAGAAACTAATCTTTTGGATTCAAAGTCCTACAAAGAATTAACGCCTGTTATGAAAGAAGCTATTAAAGAGATTTATAGATTAATTGAAACAGAACAAACAGACGTGTTAAAACGATTTGATAAAGCCATAGAAAAAGTTGTGGCATCTCGTAATATAAAAAAAGAAGATATTGAAAAATATTTTGACAAAGAAATAAACGAACAAATAGGAGTTTAAAGGAACTATGGCAATATTTACAACAATTTTATCTGATACAAAAACACACGCCAAAGTGTTACTAAACTTTGACGCTGATACTGCTACGACTGCAAACGCTGTTGATGCAAGTGCTTTGAGTGGTTACAATAACGGTGCAAAATTACACATTACACATATCAATCACGGTATTGCTCTAGGTCGTGTGTGGTTACAATTTAAAGGCTCATCTTCTGATGTAGACGCAATTGTTATTGCAGGTGCAAATACTTATTACGGTGCTGTAATTAAAAATACAGCTACAAACGCAGGTGCAACAGGCGGTGATATTGAGGCCATTAGTAATGCTGCTTCAGGATATATTTTATTAACTCTACAAAAAATAGGGTTTGCTGAGAACGAATAATAAATTATGGCAGACATAGTAACAACGCAAACAATAACTGATACATCAGGTGTAAAATTTGTGATTAAATTAACAAATTTATCTGATGGTACCGGCGAAACAGATGTATTGAAAGTAGATGCTTCAAACACTACTTTTATGACTGAAGATGGTAATAGAAAAATTAGTAAGGTTTATTATTCAGTAAATACAGCTAACGCTAAATCAGCAGTTGAATTAAAATGGGACGGTGTAACAGATGCAACAGCATTGTTACTTTCAGGTCAAGGATTTTTTGACTTCAGAACAGCTGGTAATGAGATACCAAATAATGCAACCACACCAACTGGTGATGTATTATTATCAACTAAAAACTTTGCAACAGGAGATAATTATTCTTTAGTAATAGAGTTTAGATAATTATAAATAGTAAGAGAGAGAACTATGAAACTTATAAGAGAAGAAATTAACGATGCTACGTATATCGTAGAAGAAAAAGACGGTAAGAAAAATTACTCAATTAAAGGTATATTCTTACAAGCTGACATTAAGAACCGTAATGGTAGAGTTTATCCAAGCGGCGTTTTAATGAAAGAAGTCAAAAGATATAATAAAGAATTTATCAATCAAAATAGAGCATTCGGCGAACTAGGCCATCCAGAAGGACCAACTGTGAACTTAGAAAGAGTATCACATATGATTAAGAAGTTGTATCCAGAAGGAAAAAATTTCATAGGTGAAGCAAAAATTATGGACACTCCATACGGTAAGATCGTAAAAAGTCTTATAGATGAAGGCGCTAAACTAGGCGTGTCATCAAGAGGTATGGGTTCCTTAGTACAGAAAAACGGTCAAAACTTTGTAGGAGAAGATTTTTACTTAGCAACGGCCGCTGACATTGTGGCAGACCCATCTGCTCCGGAGGCCTTCGTACAAGGCATTATGGAAACAAAAGAATGGGTATGGAACAACGGTATTCTTATAGAACAAGATGTAGAATCTTGGAAACAAGAATTAATTAAGACAAAAAGACTTGATTTAGCAGAGAAAAAGGCTAGTGTATTCAAGGATTTTTTAAGTAAATTATAATAGAAAATCAACAAATTATAAATATCATTATTAAAAGAGAGATATTTTAATTGCAATTAATATAAAGGAGATTTCTCAAATGGCTACAGAAAAACAAGTAGAAGTCAAAGCAGAAACAATAGTAGAACAAGACACTATTGCTGATGCTCCAAAAAAGAATGCTGTAGCAGCTGAACCTACTAAGCTTTCTAACGAAGCACAAGATTTAGGGGCAGCGGTTGTGAAAGCAACTGACAGCAATCCTGACGCTACAAAAAATAATAAAAAAGTTTCTGACGCACAAAACGCAAAAGCTGCAGATGTTGACGCTAGTAAAAAACCAGACACAGAAGCTGGTGTTACTAAAGTCGCAACTCCAGGCGAAACGTTAAAAGTCGAAGAAACAGAACAAGAAGAAGTTATTGACGTTTCTGATGATGTGAAAGCATTAATCGGAGATGAAAAATTAACTGAAGAATTTAAAGCAAAAGCTGCAACTATTTTTGAAGCTGCTATCAAATCAAAATTGAAAACAGAAAAATCAAAAATGGAATCAGGTTATGCTAAAAAACTTAAAGAAAATATTGATGCTACAAAAGCAGAACTCGTTGAAAAAGTAGATTCATACCTAAACTATGTTGTTGAGGAATGGATGAAATCAAACGAACTTGCTGTTGAGCGAGGTATCAAAGGTGAAATCGCTGAGGACTTTATCACTGGTCTTAAAAAATTATTTGAAGATCATTACATAAACGTACCAGACGAAAAATATGACGTGTTAGAAGATCAAGCTTCAAAAATCGAAGAGCTTAACAAGAAATTGAACGAGCAAATCGAGAACAATGTTAAATTAAATTCTGAAATTGGTAAATTGACAAGACAAGATATAGTAGATGCTGTATCTAAAGACTTGCCAGATACTAATAAAGAAAAGTTTAACAAGTTAGCTGAAGAAATTGAGTATTCTAATGCTGATGAGTTTAAGAAAAAAGTATCGACTATTAAAGAGTCCTACTTTTCAACAAAAGAGATTTCATCTAAAAGTGAAATAGATAACGTTGCCGAAGGCGAAACTACTCACGTAGATTTGTCAAACGCTATGACTGCTTACACGGCCGCTATCACAAAAACAAAAGATACCATTAAATTGGGTCTTAAAAAATAAAGGGAGAATAAAAAAGATATGTACTTATCTGAACAATTAGTTAAAAAGTGGGCACCGGTCCTTGAACATCCAGAACTCCCAAAAGTTACGGATAGTTATAAAAGAGCGGTTACTGCTGTTATCTTGGAAAACCAAGAGAGAGCACTAAGAGAAGATAGAGCATTTATGTCAGAAGCTGCTCCAATGAACAGCACTGATGCAACTTCTATACAAAATTGGGATCCAATCCTAATTTCTTTAGTAAGAAGAGCAATGCCAAATCTTATTGCATACGACATAGCAGGCGTACAGCCTATGACTGGTCCAACTGGACTGATCTTCGCTATGAGAGCAAAATATCAATCACAGGCGTCAAGCTCAGAAGCATTATTTGATGCTGCTGATACTGACTATTCTGGAAGAAATAAAGGTGGTTCATCAATTGGTGGTTATTCAACTACTGCTGATTCAGGAACTAACCCAGCATTATTAAATGACAGCCCTGCTGGCACTTATACTACTGGAACTGGAATGTCAACTGCTGCTGCTGAAGCACTAGGTGATAGAGAACAAAATAGCTTTGCTGAAATGGCATTTTCAATCGAGAAATCGACTGTAACTGCTAAATCAAGAGCCCTTAAAGCTGAATATACTATGGAACTTGCACAAGATTTAAAAGCAATCCATGGTTTAGATGCTGAAACAGAACTTGCAAATATTCTGTCTGCTGAAATCCTTGCGGAAATCAATAGAGAAGTTGTAAGAACTATTTACATCAATTCAGAAATCGGCGCTGCTGCTGGCACAACAACTGCTGGTATATTTGACTTAGATACTGACTCAAACGGAAGATGGTCT